GTTGAACTCCCATTCCGATACTAAATTTGTCGCCTAGCTCAAATGAGTCATTAGCAATAATTAAATCTAATTCAGTATCTCGAAATTCGCCAAATTCGATTCTACTAGATGGCGATGTAAATACTTTATACTTCGTATTGAGAGGTGTATTCGGCCCAGCTTTAATTACAGAAAATATAGCTCCTCCGGATATACCGGTACCAGCGTATAGCTGATTTAAAAATACATGATGTATTTTAACTCTGAAACGTAAATCAGCTCCGCTATTTTTTATTTCTTTAGTAATAGTATATTTGTTAGTCTCAGATTGAATTGCACCATCAACAACTACATCCATTAACGTTCCAGTTATTGTAGCTCTGTCTGGATCAATTGCATCAGGATCAATTTCATAATTCTGAGATGGTTTGTATCGAGCATATATTGGATCTGTATCTATCGCTAAATCTATATTCAAATCTAAATCAAGATTAACACTGCTGGTAGTAGCAATAATTGATACTGGGAATTTATAATATTGAAAGGCTGTATCTAAAGCTCGTATAATCGAAGTAGTCGTAATTTGTTCGGCTACCGGGTTTATAATTAATAATGGATTGTCAGATCCAGATTCTGTTAATATAATATTGCCAGCTGCATCACGTGGAATTATATCATCATTATCTGAAATATAATTAATTCCATTAACTTGATATTGAGCTTGTTGAGCCCCGGTAATTGGATCTATATCGTTTGTATTATATGTATCTGCCATTATCTAACTACTTTAAAATAAATTTGGTCATCGATATACTGTTCTGTAAATCCATCTTTGATTTTAAATTCTAAACGATAATATCGTTCTGGCATGAAGCCATTCATATCAAGATAAATGTAATTACTAGTACTATCGCAACTTACTTTATTATAAATATCATTATACGGAATTATAGCCTCATCTGTTGCGGCATCGAAAACTGCATAATAAGTAGTATTAGGAAGATAATTAACTGTTTGTGTAGGAAATAAATTTGTAGGAGATTTTCTAGGATATTTATCACGTGAATAAATACGTATTTTTGCAATCTCATTATCTTTATATTGCGGTTTAACAGCGTTATATATTACGAATGACTCTAAGTTAACCGCAGCTAGCGAACCCGTTGTAAATGCACTATTATCGAAGTACATAGTTAATCTAGGCACATAGATAGTATGTGTATCACGACTAAAATATCTAATAGTGCCGGTTACTGCATCATTAGCTTCATCAGCATCAGACATTTGCAATAAAAATCCGTAATTAGGAATTGAAGCGCCTCCACTACCACTCATCCAAATTTTCACAGCATCAGTCACATCCATGTTAATGTCGGTTGTACGATATGAAAAGGACTCTGATGTAATTAGACCAGCGGATGAACTCATCGATGCTGATTGATACATCCACGATCCGCCAGCACCACTTCCAGAGATATACAATGTGCTAGTTCCAATTTGTTGATTTTGACTTGAAGAAATCCAAGCAGTCCCAGAAATTGGACTATCCCATGTAACTCCATCAGTTGTATATGATGCTTGAGTGCCAGTACCATTAATCCAATTCTGTGCAGCTAATTTGGCAAACACGGAATAGTCTGCCGGCAAGTTTTTTGCATGAGTAGTATATAATTGCAACATAAATTTACAATCATTAATTGTTTTTCCGTATGTTGCTAAAGATGCAGATATCTCAACTATATCGAATTTAATAAGACTTCGAGACTTCAGCAATGTAGCACCGTCGGTACCAAGTTGTTTACCAATTTGTAATACCTCATCTAATCCTGTATTATACGTTGGACTTGATTCATACAACGTTGCATCTTTTTCTGCATAAAATATTCTAAACATTTATTTTCCTTAATAGTTTACTACTCGACCTTTAATGTCTTGTGTTGGAAATTTAACTTCAAAAATACTAGGATCTAATGATGGATAAATAATTCCATTTTTTGTGGCTGATGCTAAATCATAAGCATTACCTGAATAATTTAGTGCGGTATCATACAAATTATCAAATGTGACATTTACAACTGATTGAACACCTTTGACATTAGCAATTAAATTTGTTACATCTGATTTTACAACTGGTTGATTAATTTGCCATTTATCAACATCAAAATAAGATCGTAAATCATTGATACATTTCAATAAAACTTCGTTGCTATTATAGTTAGATAGTACTGTAATTTCAAATTTAATTCCTATGTTAATAATGAATGCATCTTTAATATTAATTGCATCAGTTAACATTCTATAATAATTAATGTATGTTTTTAAATTTTCTTTGATGGCTTGATTTAATGCAACCAATTGTTTTGATGCATTGAAGCCTAAAACATACATGTTCATCGCAAATGGATTAGGTATTCTAGATTCCTGAAAATCTTGCTGAGCAATTTGATCATCTGGAACAATATATGCTTTTGCAACACTACCAAATTTCGATGGCATTGAATATGCACGAACAATATAATCTTCTCGTGTTACTAAACGATTCTGTGATGCAAAATTTGCTAATGCATTATTTTTAATGTCTTGCAATGTATCTGCAGTTTTGGCACCCATCGCTGCATCTGGATTAGATGTTGCAACTGTATTTTTAATAAAATTAACGGTACCGGCATTAGTAGTAGCATTAATATCATCATCAAATTCAATAAAACTAATATCAGACAACACACTAGGTGGTACATTATCAGCAATACCATTACCTATAGTATATGTAACTGTCAATGTAGTATTTGACGGAGCTTGTCCATAGGTTCTAGTATATAAAAAATTTGATGGATCTATATCCACATCTAAATTTCTTCTAAATCCGGCTAAACCATTACCGACATTGTCCGGATTAGGAATAATTTCTTCATCATTGTTATCTGATATACCTGACCCAAATTGTAATTCTAAACGATTATCACTACGCAATCTAGTTATAAAACGTTTTGATGTTTTTCTCAATTTTAATAAGCTAGGAGATGATGACCGATATGTAGCTAGGTCTGGATCATTTTCTGCTAAATTAGTAACAGCTTCAAAAATAGTATCCTGGGCCAAATAAGGAACTTCATACCAACCATCGCCATCTGATTCAGTAACTGAGATAATTTCAATAATATTTGAATCTGGCAAAACTATCTTATCATACGGTACCGGTGTATTAAATGGGAAGTTTGCCGTTTTAATTTCTCCTGATACAGCACGAGCTGATTTTTTTAACAAATAATAAATCGGCATTAATGTCGTATCATTACTTTCATATATAGTAACTTCTGTAGAATCAATGGAAGATGAATATGTGAAATCAATAGAATCTAATGTTCTAAAAACAGCAGTACCATTTTGTTGTTTGATTTGCATGCCTGGTTTAATTGTAAGTGCATAATTAAAATCAGGAGCAACATTTGCACCAGTACCAATTGCTGGCACAAGTTGATATACATTCAAATTGACATACGCAGGAACTACATTTTTCGGAGTATACCCTAAAGACTTTGCAATATCATAGATGTTACCTCGCTCAGAAGCTTGTTCTAACATTGATTCTTTTAAATTGTTATCACTGTAAAATGACAACACATCGCCTACATATGAAGCTAATTCAATAAACAACATACCTGGCGATGATTCATTGAAATCAGTGTAAGTATCTGGAAAGTACTGTTTGGTAAAGTCAATCAAATTCTTGCGAAATTGACCAAAATCTTTTCCTATATATGTTACATCTTTTTTAGTTTCCATTTAATACCTTATTCTACTGTTACATTAGATTGACTTGCTAATACCGTAATTGTATTAACTGCAAAATTATCAACTGCATATGTTATACTTATTTTTACATCATGATTCATGTTCGGATCATCTTCATTTGTTGTTATATCAATTGAATCAATATTGATATACGGTAACCAATAACTAATTGGAACACTAATTAAATCTTGTATTTCAGGTTTTAAATCTACTAAATTAGGTTCAAAAATTATATTTAATAAATTAGTTCCATATGATGGTTGCAAGTATCGTTCACCAATTCTTGTTAGCAACAATGTTTTTAAATTTTCATGAGTCTGCTTATTCGTAGTATATATTGGCGAAAACAATGCAGTTCTCGTAACACCGAATGATACTCCTAAACCAATTTCATTCTTTTGTGTTGTATCATTAGCAGATTCAATTTGATATGCCATTATCGACCTTTCTTAGCATCAATTGCTTTCATCAATGCTGAATAATCTCTAGTAAGAGCTTGCTGTACTTCTGGTGCAACATCATATGTTTTACCGGTTTCTGGATCTTCCATTATTTGCGGAGCAGCAGGTGCTAGTCCCATTGCCTCTTTCATGTTTTGACGCATTGCTCCAAATCCTTGAGCATTTTTCGATGTCATTCGAATTTCTTCCATGCCCTCGTTCATTACTTCTTTAAAACTATTCATGGCCAAAGGTTGTGATTCCGTTAATGGGTCAGTATCATTTAGAACTGAAGCCCATTTATTATCTTCGAATAATGGTTTACGTTTTACAGATTTAGTTGGAGGAGTGCGAAGCTTCGATGTTCCTACACCCACAGGTCGTTTCATTTCAGTAAGTGTTGATTGTAATCCTTCTCGAAGAATCTCAGTTAATTCTTCTTTTATAACCTCACGTACGGCTACTTTAAGTGCTTTTATAAGTGTTTTTGAATCCATGTTATTAATTTATATATAAATATCGTAATTAATGATTTACATCAGATTACCAGTTAGTACTAGATAATTTAGGACCATAAACTGTTTGGCTATCTAAATCAATATAATAATCTCCTAGTTTTCCTAGATCGTTTGCCGGTATCCCATAATCTTGATATACTTTACTAGGAGCTTCTAACAATGATGTTAATAAATCTTGTTGTTGACTTAATAATAGTTCTATAGTATCAGCCCGATCATCTAAATCTGATTGTGACACATTTTTCTCAGTATAAAATTCAGTTGCAACTGAATCATTAGTAGTATCTGTAGTATTAGTAATATTATTAATGCCATTATCAATTACATCAATTGGCAATTCTAAATTATCTATATTACCATTACATATTCCTGATACTTTAGTAATTGCCCCTATTAATGGCGGTACTATAGTTTGCAATTTAGATGTCAATGAAGCCGGTATTGCAGAAAACTGTTTTAATGATTCAATTGCATTAACAATAGTTGCATCTTGTATTGCAGTTAATTGTGTCGCAATAAAAACCCCAGCAGTTGGAAGACTCAATTGAGCTGCAGAAATTGTTGCTTTAATTCCAATTGCAGTGGTAACAAGTTGTTTTAATGTATCAGCTGTTTGCTGAATTTTAGGAATATTAGCTTGTACGTTAGTAAGTTGCGTCTGTATATCAGTTAATTGTTTTTTTATTTGTGCGATTCTAGGATCATCACATTTTATATTAATTGGTAATTTAACGGAATCCGTAACAATTTTAGTAACCGACGATAATAATTTATCAGTTTGCGTATTAATTTGTTTTATAGTAAATGAAACTGCCTTGCCTGGTAGTTTTGGTATTACATCTAATGGTGGGACTATAGCACTCATAATTTATATGTTTTTTGTTATAAAATATTTAGAATTCTTAAGATTTTTTAATTCAGATTCTGCAGAAGTAACTGATGATATATCCAGAAAAGTTCCTGACATCGTGCCACATTGAATTGGCGATTTTAATTGATCTAATATTTTTTGTAATATCGATTCTAAAACATTACCATGTACTAAATTTTCTGAGGCATCTTCGCCACCAATATAAACCTCACCTGGCGTATTTAACACAATAGCTACTTCAGAATCAATTACAGCGATATCTTTTTTAGCTTGCAATATAATACGATCAGCAACTCCGATAAATTGAGAACCTACATACTTATATGGATGTATAGTTAAATCTTTACTTAACGTTAAATTGTCTATAACTTGGGTGCTTGTTAAATATAATGACGCAGCATCTGCAGTAATATCTTCGACTACAAACTGTTTGTTAGGTTTATTATTTCTGCCATTTGAAAGTACAATGATCGGATC